CAAGTGCGAGAGCCGTTGGGCTGAAAGCGGTATGAAGTCGCACTTCAGTCTTGTCACTGGCTGCATGATCCATGTTGCACCAGGGAAGATTATTCCGCAAGACAGTTATCGGGAAATTCCTAATTAACGTGCGCTAACAAAATAAGGAGTTTATTATGGCAAAGTCTGAGAGTCCACAGGGTAAAGGAACGCGAGCAGTAATGGGTTCATGGCTCTCAACAAAGAAGCACATGACGTACACGAAGTACTCACAATTACCCACTTCGGAGAAGTTAGTCATTCAGAAGGAATACGGTGGACGAGGAAAGGGGTCAGTACGTGAGCCTGGACAAAGCAATCCAACACAAGAAGGAACGCCGGCAGCCGTATAGGAGATCGAAGAGTTTCGATCCAAGTTGCCGCAACCATGGACGTTGTTCGTGGTGCGTTAGCAATCGCACGTTTCACGACCAGAAGGCGGAAGCATCGGCTGACAATCGAAGTGAGGAGACTGAGTAGATGCTGGATTTCTTGGATGTTAATATTTCATAAAAGGAGAATTTCGCAGTGAAGAAGGAAATGATTACACCGAGGGGGATTAGCAGCGAGAATTTAAGACTTCTCGTAGATGATTGGATTAAAGAAGGAAATCAGGTCACGCTTTGCAGTCAGGGCATTGCGTTGAATTTCATAACGCCAGATTCCCCTAGAGTGGAAGTTCCGAAACGTATACGTCAAATCATAAGAAATAAGAAGAAGAAGTAGCTTGACTTTTCTCTTTCAGTGTGTTATTGTGTCATTTCACTGGAGATGATAATTATGGGACGCGGTAAATCAACGTGTGTGACTCAATCGGAAAAATTGTTGTTGATACTCTTGGACGGTCATGAAACTTCAGTGGATGAGATAACCACTTGTCTGGGTGGTGAAATCGTGCTCAATCGAATCGCCGCGTATATCTGGGACCTCAAGCAGATTGGAGCATATATCAAGCGCAATCGAGTAGGAAAACTTATTGTCTCCTACCAACTGGACAACACAGAGGAGATGCACTCTTACGCACTAAAGAGGGGATTGATAGCACCTCCCATTGCGCCCCTCTCCCTCTCAGATTTTGCCGTCTCTTCATAATATAACGCTCGCACACATCCGAGGTCTACTCGGCCAATAGCAGAACTGAGGAACATGAAAACTGCCGTGTGCGAGCCAAAAGAGGAAATATGAGAATAGTTTGTCTTTCCGATACACACGGTTACCACAAACTCTTAAAAGTCCCTGATGGGGATATGCTGATTTGTGCCGGTGACTTCTCCATGAGCGCAAAGCTACAGCATGTCGTGCAGTTTGCAGATTGGTTCAAGTCTCGACCGCATAAATATAAGATCATCGTAGCGGGCAATCATGATATGTACTGCGAAGATGACCATTTTTGGACTCGTCAAGAATTCTTTCCTGCAATCTATCTGAATCACGAAGCCACCGAAGTCGGGGGATTGAAAATTTTTGGGTCTCCCTATTCCTGTGCCTTGTATCAACCCTCTCCGTGGGCATTTGACTATGACCGCAAGTCATACCGTTCAGAACAATTGTGGTCACGGATTCCCGAAGGACTCGATATCCTTATCACCCACGGACCCCCCAAGGGTATTCTGGATTTGGTGGATACTCATGGAACCAGAGAGGACCCCAACGTGGGAGACGTGAATCTCCTGTATCATGTGAAGCGCACACTTCCGAAAGTGCATATCTTTGGGCACATCCACGAAGGATACGGTGCTTATGAGAATGCTGCATTCAGAACTCGTTTCTACAATGTCTGCGTGTGCGACGTAAGATATAACCCTTCTAATCCAGTAACCGTGTTCGATCTTTAAGGAGAGACTATGCCATTTTACGTTGTGGAGAATACTATAACCGGGGCTCATGATAATCTTCCTATGATGTCCTTTGTGCAATTGCAGAAGTTTTTGTCCGAGAATCCAGTCTATAAGCAGGTGCTTACAGCGCCCGCATTCGTCAAGGTGAACTAAGGTGCCGAACTACGATTTCCGTTTCAAACCCACTGGGCAAATCACTGAACGATTCATGTCGATTGCTGAGATGGAAACGTTTATTAAGGACAATCCAGACTATGAAGTTGCATTCCTGAAGATGCAAGTGGGTGATCCCGTGCTCCTGGGTGTCAAGGGTGTCCCTTCAGACTTCACGAATCACGTCATTGCTCCTATCGAGAATCGCTTATTTAAGAAGCGCAGAGAAACACGATTCGCTACAAAGAAAGCACAAGTGTAATGGCGTTTCAGAACACGACAATTCCTGGTCTGGACTACAAGTTACCCGTAGTCACAACGGACCGCGGACGTTTCTATGAGACTCCCCAAAAGAAGATGTATGCGTCTGCATCCACTGTTGCCGGTATTCTGAATCGTGAAGCGATAGCAAAGTGGAGAGCAAGGGTGGGAGCAGAGGAAGCGAACAAGAAAACGAAGAGGGGAGCGGATCGGGGAACTTATGTGCACCTGCTCTGCGAAAAGTATCTCCTGAATACGCTGTCAATGCCGGAGAAAATGGGCATGATGCCCTCCATGAAGGAGTTGTTTTTACAGCTAAAAAAGGAGTTTGACAAGCATATCTCAGTCGTGTATGCTATAGAACAAGCATTGTACTCGGACAGACTCCGTGTTGCAGGACGAACAGACGGTATCGTAGTATGGGACGGAGAGATTGTCATATTGGACGTAAAGACTGCGGGTTATGAGAAGCCGGAAGCATGGATCACGAATTACTTTGTGCAAGCATCAGCATACGCTGAAATGTTTGAGGAGCGAACGGGGATTCCGATTGAGAAGTTTGTTATTGCCACTGCCGTAGAGGGAACGGGGCATCCGACCATTACTATGAAGAAGAAAACGGAGTATCTTCCTATATTGGACGAGTGCATTGCGACTTACTATCACGAACAGGAGACAACATGAAGTTCCTGGGAAAAGCATTAACCTATTTGGAGGATTAACATTGAAACACTTTCTCTTTATTCTACTGCTTGCCTCAGCACTTCTATTCGGACCTGAGCTTGCTGTTGAGGAAGCGCAACTCGTCGACCTCTCCCGCACGAACTTAGTTGAGCGTGACTATGCAGTAGCGAAAACGATAAAGGAAGAGAAGTGTCTCACGACAGCGATTTACTACGAAGCCGGCAATCAATCAGAGATTGGGAAGGAAGCCGTCGCTATCGTCATTCTGAATCGAGTTGGTCAGAAGCACAGACCCAGGACGATTTGCGGAGTGATTGCACAAGCACACGTCATTGATGACAGGAAGATTTGTCAGTTCTCATTCTTCTGTGAACCGAAGCGCAAACCCAATAAAGAAACTTGGAATCAATCACAGCAAATCGCACATAGAGTATTGACTTCTTACTGGAATAGTGATACAATGCTTAAATATGGTAGTGCTGTTTATTTTCATGCAGACTACGTGCATCCGAAGTGGCGCAAGACAAAACTATTCCTCGGTAAGATCGACAATCACTTATTTTATGGAGAGAAACCATGAAGAGATTACAATTCGTAGCTGATGATGTATGTGTGGTTGCACTTGCGGGATTGAGGATCGTATCAAAAGACGATCAGACGTGGGCAAGCAAGACATCACATTCCCTGGAATTGAATTACAAAGGAACTGCAAAGAGTTTTAGATACCACTCACCAGAAAAGAGAGATGCAATGTATGAAGCCATTCGCGCTGAATTGACGAAAATATGAGCGGCGAATTCGGTCCGAACAACAACAATCTCATCGTGTCTATCTGGTACTATATAATCATCGCAACAATGGTTTCCTGTTTCGTGGGTGGTGTCTATCAACTCATTATGTTTTTAATTTATCTTACTTAATGGAGGTTTAATATGCCAACAGTAACCGTTCCCAGTAACTTGACAGATGAACAGCGTTCCAAACTGGTGAAAGCGTGTAGGGATGCGTCAGACAGTTACACTCGCTCAGCAGCAGAATCAGAATATCTCACGGAGATGATTAAGAAGGTTGCCGAGGAACTGAAGTTCCCAAAGAAGCTTATCACTGCACTCGCTAAGACGTATCACAAGCAGAATTTTGAGGAAGTCGTTGCGGAGCATGAAACGTTTGAGAAGATTTACAAGGCTGTGGTGAAATAGTGGCTCCCCACACAATGCCCATAAAAGAAGTGCTCGCGGCAATGGATCAACTGATTGCTATGTTGACGCTTCTCAAGGCCGACCTGAAGAGGATTGAGGAAAAGAAACATGCCAACCAGGGTTGAGATTGAAAATTGGAGTCTGATGTTACGGGAATACTCCAAACGGAAGAATCTCACTCTATGGGAAGGACTATGTGATTACTGTGGAGAATTTAACGTGGAACCGGAAATCGCGGCGTCTCAGTTGACGGAACGAATCAAACTGGATATCGAGGAGGAGGCTCAAGAACTAAATTTAATGCGGGAAAAGGGAGAGAAATCGGGAAGACTTCCAATTTAGCTGGTGATATCTATGCCTTCTGGATTCGAGACATGGCTCCTATACACGGGGCTCAAACTGCATTTTGACCTAGGTAAATATGACTTCTTTAAGTTCAAAGGACACGTCAGACACATCACACGGGAGAATTTTGAACACCGCAATGACAGGTACTTCTTTCACAAACTCGGTAAGCTCTATGATGATGAAGACACTCTAAAATTCTTTTTCGCGGCGAACTTCTACGAGGCAGAGTATACATGGGTCCGTGACTTACTGGGACCTGAAGCGAAGGATATCTACCTCAACCGTTTGGGGGTTAAAGAAAATCTCGATAATCTGGTGATGGGAGATATCAACTATCTGTTTGAGCATGACTTCGCGGGTGCATTGAAAGTTGTGGGTGGTCAATATCCACGGCTCCTGACAATGGCGCAACAAGGAAGTATTCATGAAGAGACATTGATCGTTTTGAATGCCGCGATGCAATTCTTACCGATTTGGGCAGAGAAGATTTCAGATACCGTATTATTTCCATCGATTCAACACCGAGTCATACGCTACGCTCCATTTCTCGAAATTGACGTGTTGAAGTATCGCAAACTGCTGAGAGAGAAGTTTACGAAAAACACTTAATAATGATTGACACGTCTCATAAATAGCTGTATAATAGCTGTATAATAGTTCCAGATATTCTTCACATTATCCTAACAGGAGGTTCTATATGCCGAGTCCTATCAGTTTTTCCGCCCTGAAGCGTTCAAGAGGGTCCATCGAACAACTTACAAACGCGATACAACAGTCATCTCAAAAGAAGCGCGAAGATGATCGACTCTGGGAGTGTACGACCGACAAAGCCAAGAACGGACATGCGCTTATCCGCTTCCTTCCCGCCCCTCCTCAAGATGGTGAGGATGGATTACCTTGGGTACGCACATTCTCTCACGGATTCCAGGGACCCGGTGGTTGGCTTATCGATTTATGTCCAACGACACTGGAACAGAAGTGTCCAGTCTGTGAAGCTAACTCTTTGCTGTGGAACTCCGGTATCGAAGCAAACAAAACGACTGCTCGCACTAGAAAGCGCAAGCTGAGTTATACAGCAAACATTCTTGTGGTTTCTGATCCCGCAAAACCTGAGAACGACGGTAAAGTGAAGTTGTTCCGTTTCGGGTCTAAGGTTTTCAATAAGTTGTATGAGAAGATGCACCCTGAATTCCCAGATGAAGTTGCATTTAGTCCATTTGATTTGTGGGAAGGTGCCAATTTCAAACTCAAGATTCGTCAAGTTGAGGGATACCGCAACTATGACAAGTCTGAGTTCACGGAACGTTCCCCCGTGTCAGAGGATGAAGCGAAATTGGAGGCCCTTTGGAAGTCGGAATACCCACTTTTGGATTTCGTCTCACCTGGAAACTTCAAAAGCTACGCACAGATTGCTGCACGTTTCACTAAAGTCCTGGGAACCGCAGTGACCGCAGTGGCCGCGAACTCCTTAGTCGAAGCTGCACTCCTCGATGGGGTCCATGATAATAACAAAGAGGATTCGGACTCAGAAGAAGGGACTGCCGGGGGTCATACCGAAGATTACGAAGAAGATGAAAATTTGACTTTTTTCAAGAGACTCGCAGAAAAAGGAGACAAGGATTAACTAGGGTTTCGGTACTTTTGGAGCCGTGAAGTCACCAAGACCTCACGGCTCCATTGTTTTAGGGGGTGG